ACCAGATGAAGAGCTGCAACAAGTTGGTAAAGAATTAGGAGACTTAAATCCAAAATTTAAAAATGTTGAATTAGATAATTATAAAATTCCACAAAAAGATAATCCTTTCCCCGATAATGCTAATGGTAGAACTGAGCATAGAGAAAGATTAGACGCTGCAGCTAAATCAGTTAATGAGGGAACATCGTTAGATTTACCACCACCTAAAAATCCTATTGACACAGATAACTTATTACCACCAACAAATGTAAAGCCTGGAGACTTAGTTGATATATTTGATGGTAAAGGAAATAAAGTTAATGTTCCTATTCTTAGTGTAAGTAAAAATAAAACTTCTATTAAAGTTAAACTTACAGATGGATCTGAAAAAATAATTAGCCTGGACCCCAAATCTGGTGCATATCAAAATGTTAGAAATCCAAATTATGTAATTAAAACTGCTGGGTTAGGAGCGGGGATACAAGGAAAATCAGTATCTCAATTATCTGCTAACGAACTTTTTGAAGTTAGAAAAAAATTAGTAGAAAGAAAAGATAAACTTGAAAAAGATGGTGCTACAAATCAAGGCATTTATGCCGATACATTAAAAGATCTTAACTCTCTTGATTTTAATGTAAGTAGATTATCTACAGATACTAATGCTCCAGGCATTAATAAAACTAATTTTAATAGAAACGAAACTAATATAGCGCAAGATATTGAGGCAGCTAAAAATTTTGATGTACCTACTGAGGCAACTTATAGAAATCAAGCCTCGTTAGACGAGGGATCCATATTTGGAGAGGGAACTTCGTTAGCAATTAGGAGTGAGGCTGGTGCTGGAGCTGCAGCAAAAACTGTACCTACTGGCAAACTTTTTTCAACAACCCAAGATTTAGTATCAAAATCCCAAACAACAGATGCAGCTCCCTCTTCTACAGTTTTAGCAACTGCACAAACTAAGCCTCCGCTACTAACACGGGGAGAAACAAATAAAGTTGTTGGCGACATTAATTCCATAGGAAAACCATTATATCATAAAACAGACGATTTCAACGAGATATATAGTACATTATCTAAGAAAATCGATAGTGTTAAGGAAGATTTACAGCCTATAGCAACAAAATATAATGGCGATTTAGCGGCAAGAATTAAAGATCCTAAAAAAATTAAAGTAAAAATGAAGATAAAAGATCTTTCTCCGCAAAATATTTCGGATTTTTTAGGTGCTAGAATTAGCGTTGATAACATAACTGCAGCTAAATTATTGTTTGCTGATTTAGATAAAAAATTTAAACTAATACAAAGAGATGATTTTTTAGATGATATTGGTAGAACTTTAACTCATAAAACTCAATATAGAAGAATACATTTACAAGCATTAACAAAAGATGGTTTTTCTTTTGAATTACAAGTTTCTTTAAAAAAATTAGATCCTTTATTAGACGCATCTCATAAATTTTATACTGATATAACTTATAAATTTGATAATTTCTGGGCGACAGATGGAGAAATAGATAAAGTTGGAATTAACAAATTATTAAAAGAGCAAAGAGATATTAATACTAAAATTGAAAAAGAATATTTTAATATTAAAGATTTAGAATTTTCAAGAAATAATCCTACTAACGATGTTGATGTTCCTTATGTTATTGGGACCAGGTTAGATGAGAACAATGAAATAGTGCCTTTAATGACAACAGCCAGAGAGGCATTTGAACAAGACGCAAAAGAACTAACTATGTTTAAAAGATTGGAGAATTGCGTATGAGTGGTTTTAAACAATGTATTATTAATGGTATTAAAGAGGGTTTAATTTCAGAAGATCAAGGTAGAAGATTATATAAAAACTTTGACGAGATTAAAGACTTTCATCAATACAAAAAGAATTTATCTAAGCCAGAGGCTGAGCAAAGAGCTGCTAAAGAAGTGTACGATGCTATGAAAATAGAGCAAGCAGAGAAGTTAAGATACACTTTACAAATGCGAGCTAAGATGAATGAAATAGAATTTGATTTTAAAAATTACAGAAATGAAAACGGAGAAGTAGATTACGCAAACGCTTATAGAGCTTACCTGGCTCAAGATAACTGGTCTTACAAACCTAACATAGAAAATCAAGCTATTAACGAGGCAAAGAAAGCTCATAGTTTGATGGCTAACCTTATGGAACAATTTAGATATGGTTGGGGTGGAATGCAATCCAGAAAACAAAAAGCCAATAAAAAATTAATGGTTAGAGAGTTAATGGGAGAAAGAACTGGAAATGTAAATGCGCAAGAATTAGCGGAGACTTGGAAAAAAGTAGCTGAGCATTTAAGACAAAGAGCAAACTATTTTGGTATGAAAATTTTATCAAGAAAAGATTGGGGATTACCACAAATACATGACACCTTATCAGTTAGATCTGTTCAACAAGCAGATTGGGTTGATTACATTTTACCAAAATTAGATGTAGATAAAATGGTTGATGAAAAAACTGGTTTGCCTTTTACTGACAAAAGTATTCGTGAGGCTTTAAATGAAGTGTACGATAATATTGCAACTGAGGGAATGGCAACTTTTAAACCTGGCGTTAATAGATTAGGTAAAGCTCTACATAATAGAAGATTAGATCATAGATTTTTAGCCTTTAGAAGTGCTGACGATTGGATGGAATATCAAGCAAGATTTGGTAATGCAGATCCATATAAAACAATGTTAGATCACATCAATAGTATGTCGAGAGATATTGCTACACTTAAAATACTTGGACCCAACCCAGACGCTACTCATACCTGGGCTAAAAGAATGATAAGAAAACAAGCAGCTATAGATGCAGCCAATGAGGCTAAAGGATTATTTAAAAGAAAAAAAACAATTATTAAAGATAGTAAATTAAGAGGTGTTAAAAAAGATCAAATTAAAGTTTATAGAAGTGAACAAGATAGAACTAATGCTATTTTAGAAAATACTGAAAACTTATTAGCTTATCATAAGGGTCATTTAAATAGACCCGTTGATGGATTTTTTGGAAATACTTTTGCATCACTAAGACAGATCTTAACTGGAGCGCAATTAGGAGGAGCTGCGGTTATGACAATTACTGATCAACATTGGATGAGACAGACAGCAAAATTTAATGGATTAAAAGCAACTAAAGCTAATATGCAATCTGTAAAATTTTTAGCAGAGGGAATGAGAAAAGATAAAAGACTTGCAAAACTAGCAATGAGAATGCAATTAGGTGCTGAGATGTGGAGTAGTGTATCTGCGGTGCAATCTAGGTACTTAATGGATATAGACGCTCCTATGTGGTCTAAGAGGGTTTCAGATGCTGTTTTAAGAGGGTCTGGACTATCTCACTCTACGCAAGCTAATAAATGGGCGTTTGGAATGATGGCTTTAGGAGAGATTGCAGACAATGTAAAATTACCATTTAATAAATTAGATCCAAATCTACAAAAACAATTTAAGAAATATGGTATTGATGAAAAAGGTTGGGATACTATTAGAACTACAAAATTATATGATGCTGGTATAGATGATCCATCTTTTGCTGGCAAAGGTATGACTTATCTTAGACCAGATGATATTCATGCTAGAGCTGATTTAGACGAGGCTACAAGAGAATATTTAACAACAAGATTGATGACTTGGCTAACAAACGAAACAAACTTTGCCGTACCAACTGCATCTGCAAAAGGAAGAATAACTTTAGCTGGAAATGCAAAGCCTGGAACAATTAAAGGCGAAATAGTTAATTCTGGTTTGATGTATAAAAACTTTGCAATTACTTTAGGTATGACACATTTGGCTAGAGGATTTCAACAACAAGGATTTAAAGGTAAAGCTAAATATTTAATACCAATGATTGTTGGTGGAACTGTAATGGGATCTTTAGCTTATGAAATTAAACAAGTTGCAGCTGGTAAAAAACCTACAAAGCCAGAAGATATGGGTTTAAGATATTGGATTAATGCTGCAATATATGGTGGTGGATTAGGTATATTTGGAGACTTTTTATTTGCAGATCAAAACAGATATGGTGGATCTATGGCAAAAACTCTTGCTGGACCCGTTATAAGTTTTTTAGATGATGCAGTTAATTTAACAATTGGCAACACTTTACAGCTTGTAAGTGGAGAAAAAACTAATGCTGGTAAGGAGCTTGCAGATTTTATTAAAAGATATACCCCTGGATCTAACATATGGTACACACGATTAGTAGTAGAAAGATTGATATTTGATACCTTAGAAAAGCTATTAAACCCAAATTATGCAGCAGATACTAGGAGAAATGTTAATAAATTAAGGAGTAGAACTGGTCAAGAATATTGGTGGTCGCCTTAAAATAATAATAGACAGAATTGACAAATTAATTTAACAAGAAAAATATAGTGGGAATATAAAGCCTACATAATTTTCATAAATATAACTGGAGAGTAAAATTGACTGTATCAAGTTTAAATACAAAAAATTCATATAATGGAGACGGCTCAGCAACATCGTTTGCTTATCAATTTCCTATTCACAGTACAGCTGAATTAACTGTAATAGAAAGATCTGCATTAGGAACTGAAACTATTAAAAGTTTAGGCAGCCATTATTCAATAAATGATAATGGATCTGCGGGTGGTAATGTAATATTTAGCACGGCTCCAGTATCGGGTGTGACAGTAGTATTATTAAGAAATACTAACTTAACACAAGAAGTTGATTATATCGAAAATGACGCTTTCCCAGCTGAGACGCATGAGGCAGCTATTGATAAAT